GTTAGCTGCCACTATCCTCTGATAGTTGCTACCGTATGCATTCGGCTTCATGTTGTAGCCGTTCTTTACTGATGTGTCGATTATTATCGAGTGATTACGTCCTGCCATTCTTGCGTTCCTCCTTTTCATAATTATCTTTTGCTCTGAGTATGCCCTGAACCAATTCCACCGCCAGCTCTTTATCGAGCCCATCCATCTGAGCGGTCCACTTCTGAGCAAAAGCATCTGATAATTCGCAAACCTTCACCCAATCCATTTCTTCGTACAGAGTCTCAAGCAACCTATAAAACTCACCCATCATTGAGTAGAGCTTTGGATCATCGTTTTTAATGTTCATTTTGTACCTCCTAATGGAATGGTAAGTCCTGATCAGGCTCTAACCACTCACCTATAAATCCATCACTATCCCATCCGTATACAATCCGCTCATCCATGTCATTCTTCAAACGCCTTGTTGATTGTTCGTAGTAAAGCGGAATAAATACATCTTGCATTCCTGTTTCACGTTCCTTTACAACCTCGATGACATTATCAACAAGCGAATTGAATTTCCTATCGCATTTACCTTTGCCAAAAAGAGTGTTATATCCTTTTTCAAAATCATTATTCTTCCGATGAACAATAAATGCATTATCAACCAAGTTACCCAAGCTTCCGGACCCTCCAACATCATCAAGCCTCAGAAATCCCATCGCTTTTCTCGGATGCGCCACAAAAATAATGTGGCAATTACAAATCATTGAGATATTTTTGAGGGTTTCAACAAACAGCTTTTGATGATCCCATTTATCTGCTTTGCGGTCGCTTGTAATGTCGCTTAAGTCCAAGATGCTCATGTTATCAATGATTACAAGGTCGGACCGATAATTCTTAATAACTTTTTGCAACACCTCTGCAATCTGCCGAAAGTTAGAGCCATAATTATTGTTGTAAAGAAAAAACTTGCCATCTAACCATTCTGCTATTTTGGGCTTCACTTCGTTTTTGCAGTACCAAAAATCGTTATACTTCTTTGACCGCTCAACATGATCCTTTCCGGCTGCCTGCTGGAAGAGCCAATTCATAAAACGTTCATTTTTAAGCTCGCCTGAATATACCAATGTGCTAAAGCCGTGATTGATTGCACCGAGAGCCACTTGATTAAGCCATGTTGATTTGGCTGCACCTCTCATTCCACTCACTAATGTGATTTCACCCTTTGCCAATCCACCAACTCGCTTATCGAATTCCTTAAGTCCTGTCGGAATGCAAATCCGTTCTTCTTTCGGCATTGCAAGAATCTGTTTTGCACTCAGAAACATATCTGAAGGATTCTCAGGCGTTTCGGCTTCCTTGTATTCGATATCGGTTCTCTGTCGATTAAAAGCCTTGTAAGCTTTCCATCCATCTTCAATCCTTTGATTTTCCTCAAGCGTTTTATCATCGTAGGCATCCGGCTCATACATCAACCTCAGCTCATGCCAATCGTGACCGCTGCAAGAGTTATGAAAGCATTTGAAAGCGATTGCTCCATTTGGCTGTTTAATGATCGTTGCATCCGGAGATTTGTGATTGCTGTCAAACGGACATTCCTCAAGCACATACTTGGTTGTGTCTTTCCATGTGTCAATTCTACTAACCCTTATGCCATGCTCTTCAATCCATCCTTCAATATCGAATGATGATTTTTGCCTTTTTTGGATCGGCTGAGCCTCGATATATTCCGATGCCAACTTCTCAAGCTGTTCCTTCGATACCTGTTGCACCGTGTCAGGCTTCGTGATGATCTTCGCCATCCTGTGAGGCCGGTCTGCTGTATTGCTTCCCTTCTGTGCTGTGGTTCCATACAGTTTCGACACCCTTCCAGGATTAAACACCTTCTTATCAATCTCGACATACTGATCCGAAAAGATCAGATCCAACGCCTTCAAGCACCGTTCAATCATCCGAGCATTTTCATCGGTATTTTTAAGAGCTACCCTGTAAAGCAGATGTATTCCGTTTCCACTTAATGCCATAATCGGTGCAGGCCATTGCCTTTGTCTTAGATACTCGATGATCCTTCTCGCCATATCATAAGCTTTAGTCAACTCTTCCTTCGTTGAGCTTATGCCTGTGCTCCTAACCGGATCCATATCAATGAGCATCCATTGATAGGTGTCGATGTCCTTATCGTTGGTTGTAGTTACATTCACCCTGAAGCAATCCCTTTGCTCTCTGCTGTAACAATCTTCATTGATGCAGTTCAGTGTGTAAAAGATGTTGGCATTTCGCAGGTCAACCGTATCAAGTGCTTTGACCATCACATCAGCATTCTTAAAATATCCACTGATGATTTGCTTGCCTTTCAGGATCCTTACCTCAAACAACTGACCATCTGCTTTAAGGATTCCAAGAGCTTCTTTGATTTTTTCTTTGTCTACCATTGAGCCATTCATTCTTCCACCTCGTACCCCCCAGGATCAAAAACAGGCGAAGCCGTCTTTTTTTCTTTCTCTTCTTGATTATTTTTAATACTTCTACTCTTCTTAAGTTGTACTCCGTCACTGTCTCCATCACTGTCTCTGTCTATGTCTTCATCACTGTCTCTATCACTGTCTCTGTTGGTGTATCCCTTATCTTGGAAATTGCTATATTTTACAACGGTTAGAAGTGTATACCTTTTGTATGGTTTTTCGACTTCAATCATTCCCATTTCTGCGAATTGTTGAAGTATCCGTGTCACCGTATTTGTTGAACATCCCCATGCTTCTTGAAGTTTTCGGTTACTAGTAACAAGTTGTCCTCTTTTGATCTGAACAAGCCTACCATTAGCAAACCATTCCTTATCTTCATAATTGGCTGATATGAGAATATGAATCCAAGCCTTGAGACGGAGCGGATCAGACCAAACAGCACTATCAATTATCTTCTTATGGATTTTAATCCATCCTTTTTGTTCACTCATCCGCTGTCCCTCCTAAAAGTCGAACAATCTCAGCTCCGGTCTGGTCCTTGTCGCAAAATCGAAAATCAACGCCATATCTCTGCATCATGGTCTGCATGGATTTGAATATCTGCTCTCCGCTTATGCCTCCGCCCTTTTCGGGAATCTTCACAGGCTTACCATCTCGCATAATCCACTTGGTCGGCTTATTCCTCGGATTCTGCCAAAAGTAAACATCTTCAATGGAATTAATACCCTCACCATTCTCAATAAGGACAATCAAATGGATGCCGTGATCCTTTGCCCTGACAAGCTCCGACCGGAACCGTTCATGTTGCTGGCAAATGTTTCCTGCAAGCTCAAGCAAGTCCTTCTTTCGGTCAATCACGAGCCGAGGATTATCGAGGTTCATGTAATCACCGACATAAAGTTTTGATACAAAGAAATCCACTCCGAGATCACGGAGCTGCCCTTGTATTCGGGCAAGCTCCTTTTTATGTTCTCGGCTGTCTATCTGAATCTGCATAATTCCCTCCTTAGAACGGAAGGTCATCCGCTGCACCCTCCGGAATATTCATGAAACTGTCATCAGTTGACGGAGTATTTTTATTCGGTAAATACTTCGGGTCAGGAATGGAAGCTTCATCAGCTTTATCATCCGAGCAGAACCAACGGAGCTCATGGCGCATTGTAACCTTGCCATTGTATTCATTCTCAACCTCTCCAAAAATGCCACCGATTTTCTTATCCTTAAACTGTGCAGCAAACTTATCGCCCCAAACGGATTCGCAATTATTGGAATGCTCAAAGCTGGTCATGAACCTCTTGAAGTTCCTTGAACAATTACCTTCATTGTCCTCGATTAAGATATAAGCAGTTCCATTTCTGGGCCACTTCTTGTCAGGCCTGATATCATTTCTAAATTCATTGGTAAAGTATTCCGGCTGGGAGTCATTGGCAGCCATGTCAAAGTAAACTTTGAGCATATCCTTGTTCGTTTTGCTCTTTGTCTCTTCCACCTTTTTGATAATCAAATGGTGTCCTCCGAGTGTTACCGGAGTATAATCACTCCCGATCTTTGTCTGTTCATAGTTGTTAGGCATCTTCATAGTTTTAATCCTCCTTTAATCCTTCTTTAATAATCATATCTGCAAAATCCTCAAGGTAAGCCTGCACTCCCTCAGGATCATTGTTGGCAGAGCCTTCCCATGCATCATCGATGAGTGACTCCTTAATCTCCTCAAGTCTTTTTTCACTAATTGTAATAACTCTTTCTGATATCATTTTTTTCTCCTCCTTATGCATCTTTCATACATACTTCAAGCATTGATAATACCTGTGCTGTTGACATTCTCTCGAACATTTCTCCTGTTTCGAGATCCCAATGTATCTGCCCTTCGATATCATCCGGGATTTGCTTCTGTATCTTTTCAAGATTTTTAAGCACTTCCTCTTTTTGTGAGATGGAAATCATTTGTCTCTGAATAAGATATTCAACTATTGCCTTGTTGTTTGTTTTTGCGGGATTGATGTAAATACCTCTTCCCGGAATAAGTGAACGATAGCCTGCCTGTGCTAATCCAACTGCAATTTCAGTTTTTAATGATGTATCGATAAACCATCCCTGAGGGACACTTTCCAAATCAACATTGCTCTTAACATCATCAAGAAGATTATCAACTAATACTCCCGGTTCCTTATTAGCTTCACATTGCTTAATGTATGCGCTTATTTCTGTAAACAATCCTTTTGGATTTTCGTATTTTGACATTGTTACCTCCTTATAGCATTTGCTAAAATCTCAAGCACCGATGTGCTTTTTTGTAAGTTCTTAAGTAATTCATTTCTGTATTCAGTTGTAAATTCATCAGACAGATCATGAATATCCGATGTGTTATGTTCGAGTGCAAATTTCTGAATGGTGTTATTCAGTTTCATGATGTCCTGAACCATTGCATTGTTAATAATTCGCTGATTGATTTTGTCTATTTGCGCATCATTGAAATCAACCATTGCAACGGCTTTCTGTTCTTGGAATTGCTTATGTTCTTCCTTTGCTACTTTCACAGGATCAGGATTTTTGGGAAATGTGGCATTGTATGCTTGATTGATTGATAATTTCCCTTCATTTACAAGTTGCTTAGTTTTCTCTGAGGCTTTTTCATTAATACGCCTAACTTTGCGGACCGTATCTTCTGAAGTTCCTGCTGCTTTGGCGATTTTGTAATCGGTTGAGTTTTCACGCTTTTCCTGTCTGGAAACTGGACAAGATTTCTTGTCCGCTTTTGACGGTCTACCGCCCGTTTTTTCTTTTGCGATAGCCGCCAAAGCTTCTCGTTTTCTATCTTCCAAAGTCACTCTTGTAAACATTGTGATGTTTCTTCTACCTAACTGGTTGTTACATATCCATGCGATGGCTTCTGCTCGGCTTAAAAAGTGCATTCGCTTTGTGGCATATGGTATGTTATACTTATTAGCAATCTTGTATCGGTTGTGACCGTCAAGCAGAATCTTGTATCCGGCAGGCACAGCCCATACAATGAGCGGGTCTCTTATTCCTTCTTTAAGGATGTTTTCTTCTAACTGCTTAAATTCATCCTTCGATAATGGAGGAATAAGGGACTCAAATTCTTCGTCAATTTTCAGTTCCATTCCTTGCCTCCTAATAATCTTTTAATGCCTTAAGAACCGCAGCCATATCGTTCGGAATTTCCTCCGCCTCAAAAGCATCGAGGGGTGTTTTGGCTGTGCTGTTGTGTGCCTTCGTGTGAAAAACATATTCGCCATCCTTTGCTTCTGCGTATAATACTGTGGTCAGCTTCGACTCAATACAGAGCTTGTCAAGCTTCTTTCCGGATGTCTTAATTCTCGTGAAAGTGTAGCCATCATCCTCTTTCTGTGTCTGAGAATGACAGACAAAAATCACGGTCAAATCATCACGAAGTGTCAAAGCCTGATCCAGCAGGTTCCATATGCACTGAGCCAGATCAACCCACTTATCGTAGTTCTTTTCTTTCATCCTCCGGACCTCATCAGCTACCATCAGCCCGTTCAGCGTATCAATAACAACTACTTCGATATGCTTAAACTTCTCTTCCTTGTTGATGCGATCAAGAAGCTGCTG